AGTGCGGGTTGGTGGCGGTTTTTAGTGCAGGCCCAAAGGCCTTCTGTGCTTTGACAAGAGCGGTTGCAATGTTTTTCATATTAGTTTCCTGTGATAAGTAAGGCAAAGATAAGACCAGAGACAAAGCCAGATAACCAAAAGATTACTTGGTCTGCTTTAGTGGGTTTTGTGGGGGTGTATGGGCCGTCGATCATGTTAGGCCTCAAAGTTTTTAGATTCGTAACGAGCAAGGGCGGCTGATAGCTTTTGAGCCTCAAACTCTTCTTTGCAGGCCTTGGTGTATTGGCGCTCAAAGTCTTGAATAACTGTGTCACGCAACATCTCTGTTACAAGTTGGCCACCAATATATGCAAAGTGCAGGCTGGTGGTGTATGGGTCAAAGAAGCAATCAACTTCTGTGTGATCAGATACACAAGTCATGCGCTCGAAGTCTGCGTGTTCGTCTGCGTAATTCATACTAACTCCTAAAAGACCGCTTGCTAATTGCTACGGCATGGCGTGACTATATTAGATTTCTAATATCCAACGCAAACACAGGGTTATTAGTTAACTAATGTAGAATTTTTGTATGACTAAATCGGAAATTATCAGGTTGGCGGGCTCACAGGATGCGCTTGCCAAGATACTAGGAATCAGCCAGGGGGCTGTATCACAGTGGGGGGAGAGCATTCCAAAGGGTCGCTACTGGCAGCTAATGGTTTTAAAACCTGAGTGGTTTGTTGTATAATTTTTTGAAACACGGCTAGATACGAAGTCATGAGCGTATCGAAAAGCGAGCCTTCCCGCCTGCCGAGGTTTCTTTTGTTAGTGAAGGACAGACTGAAGGAAAACTATGCCTACTCGGTATCTCAAGCCTGGCGTTCGTGACAGCGAGGCTATTGACAATCTATCCCCATTAGCAGAAACACTTTTTTATCGTTTACTGGTAACAGTAGATGACTTTGGTCGTTTTGACGCTAGACCAGCCATGATTAAGGCTCAATGCTTTCCAATTAAAGAAAGCGTTTCTATAAACAAATGTAAAGATTTGCTTGACGAACTTTGTCAGGCCAATCTTATTTTTGTTTACCAAATAGAAAACAAGCCATTCCTACAAATGTCTAAATGGGACAACATTCCTCGCGCAAAGGAAAGCAAATATCCTACAAGCGTAGACACTTGCATACACTTGCATACAGATGTACCTTTAACCGTAACCGAAACTAAAACAGAAACCGTAACTGAAACATATATATGTCCACCTAGCGGTGAACCAGAAGAAAAGCCAGGTTTACCAAAATGTAATCACAAGGCGGTCATTGACTTGTATCACGAACATTTGCCTACGCTGAGAAAGGTAGAGGTGTGGAACGATACAAGAAAAGGTTATCTCAGGCAGAGGTGGAGAGAGGTAGCGACTGAGTTATCTGAAAAACAGGAAATGACAGAACAAGTTATGTTGGATTATTGGACTAGATTGTTTAAATATATATCTCAGTCAAAGTTTTTAACGGGCAGAGTTAATGACAAAGGCGGTAGAGCATTTGTTGCTGACCTGGAATGGATATTAAAGCCAAGCAATTTTGCAAAAATCATTGAAGGAAAATACCATGTCGTTTAATACATTTGAAGATAGAAAACCCAAAGAAGATATTGCTGGCGCACCTAAACCATGCACAAGATGTTTTAGATTGTCTAAACATGAAGATTTAATGCAATATGGGTCTTTTTGCAAAGCCTGCTATGACGTTTATTGCTACGATGCCCCTGCCTACCCGCTTGAACTAAACAAATATTTAGGAAACCCGAAAGGATGGGCTAAACGCATAATTGATAAACACAATGCAGGCATACCAGTGGCAAGAATATCCCTTGAATTTGCACAGCAGGCTTTGTCATGAACAAGACTGAAGCACATGAACTACTTACGGCAAGACGGGGAGGCCTTGCAGCCCTACCTAGCACGATTAATTACGCACTATGGCTCACAGGAGACCTCAGAGCAGATGCGCTGGAGTTTGGCAAGGGAATGGCTGAAGAGACATCAGGACAAGGTCAAGGCGGTGGGCAAAGTCAAAGCAATGACATGGTGGCTAGCACAGGCAGATATTATGGAAGCCAAGCGTGGTTTGACGTTCACTATGGATTTAAAGCGGAGGATGAATGAGATACGCGAAAAGGGTTGACGCCAACCAAGACCAGATAGTCTCAGCCCTGAGAGCAGCTGGCGCATACGTGTGGATTATTGGGCTACCAGTTGACCTTTTGGTGGGCTACAAGGGACACACATTTTTGGTGGAGGTCAAAGATGGGGCTAGGAAGCGTTTAACGGCTCTACAAGAGGACTTTTTTCAAAGTTGGACTGGAGGTACATTGGCGAGGATTGACAGCCCTGACGCGGCTCTACGCATGATTGGAGTTTTACATGAAACACAGACTAACGAGTGAGGGGCAGGCTAAAGCCTTGATAGTGACGCTGTGGCCGCGGGTGTTGGAGGCTTTGAGGGCTGGGCAGGAGTTAGTGTTGGAGGTCAAGGGCGCGGACAAGAGCCGCGAGCAGGAGGAGAAGTATCACTCGATGATTGGGGAGATAGCCAGGCAAGCTAGCCACGCGGGTGCGAAGTGGTCGCCAGATGATTGGAAGAGGTTGTTGGTGGATCAGTTCTGTAAGGATGGGGGGATAAAAACGGGCGTGGTTGTGCCTAATTTATCTGGCGACGGCATAGTGCAGCTAGGCTTTCAGACAAGGAAGTTTAGCAAAGAGCAGGCGAGTGAGTTTGTGGAGTGGTTATATGCGTGGGGAGCTGAGCGTGGCATTGAAATTTAATTACGTGAGGGACAGGAAGTATCTACAGCGAGTGGCTGAGTTGCCTTGTCAGCACTGTGGGATGGAGGGGCAGACGCAGGCTGCTCACTCTAACTGGGCGGAGCACGGCAAGGGCAGGGGAATAAAAGCCAGCGATGAGTTTACAGCTGCGCTGTGTTATGTGTGCCACGCAGAGTTAGATCAGGGCAAGAATCTATCTAAGACGCAGAGGCGCGAGATGTGGAGTAAGGCGTATGAGAAGACGAGGGCGCTATGCAGATAAAGCCACCAAAGAAGCCAAAGATAGTCATTAAGGAGCAGGCACCAGATCAGAGACAGTTCTCGGTTATTCCAATCAGAGCGGCGACAGACAGAAAGCTAACCGGCATGGAGATGCGAGTCCTGCTGTTATTTTGTAGTTACGCAAACCGCGGCGGGATAACTTGGGTGGGCAACGCAAAGATAGCAAGCCATCTAGGCGTAGGAATGCACCGAGTAGCGTTCTTAACCAGGTGCTTAATCGAGAAAGGCTACATGAAAGTACTCTACAAAGGATACAAAAACGAACGAGCACACACCAGACAAATCATATTTAACTCACAGCTATCCCTAGAAGAAATCATAGCAGTCAGCGGAGAGAAACCACCCTACATGATAGAGATAGAACAACAAGCCATCCAAGCTAACCCAATCAACCACCAACACAAAGGAGCCACAGTGCCTAAGAAGAAACACATTAATGACCAAGCGGTCAGTAATCTAGGTCAAGTTGTTGTTGATGAGAACAAGTCTCATTTGCATATAACTGAAGAACAGATCGTTGCGCTGCAGAAGTCGGTCGGCCCAGACCTGATGATGCTGGCGCTCGAACGATGCGACAACCCCACGCTAGAGAATGTGCAAAGTAAGTTAAAAGAACTACTTGAGTAGGCTTACTTTACATAATGGTGATTGTATGAAGCGGTTAGCAGGGTAGATCGATGGTGGATGGATGGGTGTCGTGTTCTAGCGATCTGCGCCAAAAGCACCCCTTGCCCCCCCGCCCCTCACCGTAGCGGTCGGGGGAACCACACAATTTTTTTTCAGTATTTAGCCACAATTTTTTTAGTATTTAGCCGGACGAACTATGGCACTCACTAAAAAACACAATAAGTGTGCAGCACCTTGTTTATCTAACCTAACCATTGCTGGCTCTACCTGTTAGTCCTGTTCCCTTGTGGTACTTGGGTGCCTGATAGACTCGGTACGTTTATCCCAGTCGGTAAGCTGCCTGCCTTCTGGAGGGCTGAGTGATGGCCCCTGCTAGCAACTATGCCACAAATATCTTTAACTGACAAGACTGTGCTAATATTTAGATTTTTATGACAGAAAAAGTCGAGAAGAAAACTAACGGCTCATACCCTTCTGTTCGTGGGTGGGGTGGGGTTCGCAATGTTGTACAGCGTATTGAGCGCTCGCAGACCATTGTTGCTAACCGTGAGGCTGTTGCGTATAGCCTGCTCACGATGGCTAACACTAAAATCACTGACATTATGGAGTGGGACGACTCCGGCAATGTTAAGGTCAAGGCTAGCAATAAGATCCCAGAACACGCCCTGCAATCGATAAAGAAGATCAGCCAAAAGGTTGACAGGGAGGGAAACACTACCATTGACATAGAGTTATTTGACAAAGTTCAAGTCCTGCGTATATTGGCTAAAGCCTCTGGCTTACTCGATACCCCTGACGATGGACAGAAACCCAGCGTGATTGGTATCAATATCCAATCCCCGCAAGATGTGGAGCCTAAGTATGAGTGAGTTCGTGCTCTCTAGTCTTAATATTGATTTAAGAGCTAGCCCCGTTGCCTTTGAGTTTTTACAAAGTAATGCGTTTGTGAGTGGCATCATGGGGCCGGTCGGGTCGGGCAAGTCTTATGTGAGCGCAGCTAGGATTATGGTTAAGGCTGTACAACAAAAACCCAGCCCCGTAGACGGTATCCGATACAGTCGATTCGTTATCGTGCGTAACAGCTACCCAGAACTAAAGACAACCACCCTAAAAACATGGTGCGATCTTTTTCCAGAAAACGTCTACGGCCAAATACACCACACACCACCAATCACACACCACATAAAGCTGCCCTCTAGGGGCGACGCGGCAGGCATCGACTGTGAAGTTATATTTCTAGCCCTCGATCAACCAAAAGATGTTAGAAAGCTCCTCTCTCTAGAGCTCACCGGCGCTTGGGTAAACGAGGCTAAAGAGCTACCAAAGGCGGTTATAGATGGACTCACCCACCGCGTTGGCAGATACCCAACAAAACGAGATGGTGGCGCAACGTGGCATGGAATTTGGATGGACACCAACCCCATGGATGACGACCACTGGTGGCACAGAATCGCAGAGAAAGAACCAATAACAGGAAAGTATGCTTGGAAATTCTTTAAACAACCAGGCGGCGTCATGGAAGTCAGTGGCGATCAACTACCAGAAAATCCTGAGGCAAACGACCATATATTTGCATCTGGAAAGTGGTGGAAGATTAACCCCAAAGCGGAAAACATTAAAAACCTACCGCCAGGCTACTACCTCCAACAGCTCGCCGGCAAAACCCTAGACTGGATCCGCTGTTACGCAGAGGGCAAATACACGTTTGTGCAAGACGGCAAAGCCGTTTGGCCCGAGTACGACGACAACATCATGTCCGCAGAGCTCGAGGCTGACCCAAATTTGCCTATACAAATCGGATTAGACTTCGGTTTAACGCCAGCGGCAGTCTTCGGGCAACGCCACCCAAGTGGACAGTGGCGCGTTTTGCATGAGATCGTCACCTTTGATATGGGTCTAGAGCGCTTTGGCCAACAGTTGATGGCTGAATTGCAACTCAAGTTCCCAAGATACGATGTTCGCATCTGGGGCGACCCCGCAGGTATGCAAAGAGACGCCATCTATGAGACAACAGCGTTTGAGTATCTGCGTTCGCTAGGGCTAAAAGCCGAACCCACTGCGACAAACGACTTCAAAGCTAGGCGTGAGGCGGCGTCTGCCCCCATGAATCGCATGGTGATGGGCAAGCCTGGGCTACTTGTCAACAAATCCTGCAAACTACTACGTAAATCACTCTCCGGTGGCTACCACTTTAAGCGAATTGCTGTGGGAGCAGGTCAAGAGCGGTTCAAAGACACCCCAAATAAAAATGAGCATAGCCACGTGGGGGACGCATTTGGCTACTTACTCACTGGTGGCGGTGAATACCGTCAACTAACT